TTGATTGAGATTCGGGAGCATTGGAGGAATTGGGTTACGCCTGGACCAATTAGAACTGCAGGGATCCACCGCTGGTATTGTTTTCCTCATAGTTTTACAGGTGAGCTCGTAAACGCTCTCGTAGATGAGTGGAGGTTGAATAACGGCGACAGTATTCTGGACCCATTTGTTGGCGCAGGAACAACTTTAGTTGCGTCTAAGGAACGAGGATTGAAGGCCACAGGATATGATCTCTCGCCACTCGCTGTTTTCGTCAGCAAGGTAAAATCGGAGTCTTATCAGTCAAGTCGGATAAGAAAGCTGGTACAGCAATTAGAGTTCCGAATTGGTTCGATGTGCCCTGAACGCTCAGTCAGTTCGTTTCCTGAACTCGTCAAAAAAGCGATTCCGCGTCCGTCGCTTAAAATGTTTGTAGGCATAGATGAATTAATTCAGGATCTTTCCTGTTCAGCGAAGTATCAGCGACTTTTCAGATTGGCATTGATCAGTCTTATCCCGAACTATAGTCGTGCAGTAGCAACCGGCGGATGGCTCAGTTGGGTTGAGAAAAGGATTAAGAGCAATACTATTCCGCAAGCTTTTTTCGATCAACTTAAGATCATACTTGAGGACGTGGAAAAGACGCAAAAGACAACGATTTCAAGGCAAGAAGTTAGGCTTGGAGATGCTAGGTTACTTCCAGAAGCGGATCGAAACTTTTCAGCGGTAATTACTTCACCGCCTTATCCCAACCGACATGACTACACAAGAGTTTTTGGTGTAGAGCTAATGTTTGCATTCCTTGATTGGGAGGGCACCAGGGATGTCCGATACCAGAGTATTCATTCTCACCCAGAGGCTCGCCCCGATCGGCCTGCGTTTGATGATTACCACCCACCAGATTCATTGGTGTCCTGTTTGCATCAACTGGAAGAAGCGAGCCTGGCGCCAAAGATCCGAAGAATGCTCGAAGGCTATTTTGTGGACATGCATCTTTGCCTAAAGGAATGCTCGCGGGTCGTGAAAAGAAATGGTCATATTGGATTTGTAGTTGGGAATGCCCGGTATAAAGGCGTCCCTCTGCTTGTGGACGAAATTATCGGCGAGATAGGAAAGCAGCTTGGGCTGAACTTGGAGAAAATCATTGCTGTACGCTTTCGAGGGAATAGCGCGCAGCAAATGGGGAGTTATGGCCGCTTACCATCACGTGAGAGCGTTGTAGTTTTTCGGAAGAAATGACTTGTAAATATTAGTGGAGTCATGTCCAACGAAACGGACGGACACAGAAAGAAACAAACTCCTTTTTTTAGACTGTTCCCGTCGGGGTCGATCTCGATCATCCCCAGGGAAGAACCTAGACCGGTGGGCCGTGCCTGGCCAATCGGCCAGCCAGGTCGACCGATCTGAGAGAATTAGCGAACGCGCAACAGGAACTCCGCGTCCCGTCGCTGCCCTTCGCTGGTGTTGAAAGGGATCGTGATCTTGTAGAGTTTCGCGGACGACTTGCCGCCGGAAACAAACCCCACGATCCCGCGGCCGATCGGAATAGGTTCCACGCCAGGCTCGCAGATCTTCGACGCGTTGGCGGCCGGTCCCTGAATGGAAACCTCATCCGCCGCGTCTATCGCGGTCCCGTCTTCGTAGGTTTGCGAGATCTCTGCCGTGATGATCGAAGTGACCGTTTCGCCGGTCTGCATAAGCGGCCCGCAATTGATCGCGAAGCTAGGAACCTCGGTCGGGTTCTTTTCGTAGTCGCGTTGTTTTGCCAGGGTCATCGTTTCTATTCCTCAACTCGATAAATCAGCAGATTGTCACGCAGGTCGAATTGATACCAACCAAGCCCCAGGTCGTATCCCAGCCGGTTGTCGACCAGATCGAAGGCCAGCCGTTGATTGTCCAAGTCAAAGGCCAGGCGGTTATCGGCCAGGCAATAGTAAGGCCACGCGGACGGAAGCGTATAGACCAATTCAGGCGGCGCGATCAGTACCGGACCGAACCCCCGCCATTCTTGGTGCGCGGTTTCCACCGCGATGGGATAGAACGGGATGGTCCGCGGACCGATCACCCGCTGGCGTAAAATCAGCTCTTCTAGCTCGATTGCTGCCAGGTCGATCGACCCGCCGGCCGTGGTATCGGTCACCAGGTGCCAGGCCTGCAGCTCGACCGGATCCACTTCCAGCGAAACCGACGGCACCAGGCCGCCGGCCGTTTTCTCGAGATCGACTTCCAACGCATCCGCCGTGATCACCAGGCCGGCCTGCAGCTGCCCGCGGGCCACTTCCGCGGCCGCGTGATGGATGCCGGCGGCGATCGTGCCGCTGGCGTCCCTTTCTGCCTGGCCTGGCGTTGACGAAAAACTGAAACTGAAGAACTGAAGCCGTAGTTCCGTTTGCGGGGTTGGGTTTCCGGTACCGACGCGAAGATCGAAGCCGAAGGCCTGCAGCTCGATCGATCCGCTGGCCTGGTCGACCAGCTGGCCGGCCTGCAGCTCGATCGCACCAGGTGCCAAGCTGACCGCGGCCGTTGGATCCGTGGCCGAAGCCGACTCGAGTACTTCCACCGCGAAGGCCTGCCAGGCGGCAGCCGGTACAAGGACCTCGGAAGCCGCGACCAGGTCCGCGGCGATCAGGCCGGCCGGAATTGCCCGCGATCCGCCCACCAGGCCGCCGGAAACGCCTTCTAACAGCGTTACGGCTTCCGGCTCGATCGACCCGCCGGCCGTCGCCTGGCGTGGCAGCTGGTAGGCCTGCAGCTCGATCCCGCCCCCTTGGATGATCATCGCATAAACCAGGTTAGCGATCGCCGGCCGCGGATCCACGCGAACCGCATCCGCGGGAATCGTTCGTGCGCTACTGGTGATGTAGTGGCCGGCGATCGAAGCCGACTCGAGCGCGACCAGGTCGATCGACCCGCCGGCCGTGTTGTCGGTCACCTGGTCGAAGGCCTGCAGCTCGATCGGATCCGGTTGAATCGAAGCCGACGGCACCAGGCCGCCGGCCGCTATCTCGAGATTTCCTTCCAACGGATCCGCCGGAATCGTTCGCCCGGCCTGCAGCTGCCCCGCGGCCGTGGTGCCTTCCGTGTGAATCGCACCAGGCACCAGGCCGGCCGCGGCCGTCGGATCCGCGACCGAAGCCGCCCCGAGTACTTTTGTGGCCTGCGGCTGCAGTTGGATGGTCGGTACCAGTGCCTCGCCAGCTGCGACCAGGTCCGCCGGACACGCATCCGCGGCCGTGGTTGCGGTACCGGTCACCAGGCCGGCCAGGTCGATCGCCTGCAGATCGATCGCGACCAGGTCGATCGACCCGCTGGCCGTGGCCTCACTCGGCAGGTCGAAGGCCTGCAGCTCGATCGGCTCCGGTTGAATCGAAACCGACGGCACCAGGCCGCCCGATAGCTTCGCCAGGTCCAACGCGATCGGCTCCGGTGCGATCGCTGCAGACGTGCCGGCGGCCGCGGGTGCCTGGCCTGCGTCCGCGCGGATCGCTCCGGCCCGAATGACCACGCGACGCAATATCATGCCGATCGGCGTGGATCCAATAGAAACGAAACCCGGCATCGCTTACTCCGGTTCTGGCAAGGCATCGCCGACGGTAAACGACACATTGCCGGCCGCGATCGCCTGGTGGTAACTCTCGCGCAAGTTGAGCAGGTTTTCGTAATAGGTGCCACCGGCGTCGATCAGCGCCAGGAAGACGTCGACCGTCACCACGTGGCCGCCGTCGTTACCGCTCGCGCTCGCTTCATCCATGCCGTAGATCTCGGTGGTAACCATCGACGGCACTAGCCCGCCTAAGATCTTGATCGTCCACTTGGTGGCCAGCTGGTCGAATTCGTTCCGCGCATCGTTATCGATCCGCAGCGTATAGCCTGGCGAGTAGACCAACACGCCCAGATCGTCGCGCAGCTCAACTTCCCAGCCGGCCGCAATCTTCGCGGCGTACCAGGTTTCCACTTCTTCGCTTTTGGCTTTCCTCGCTGCCAGGTTCGTCGCGTGTGCTGTATCGTAGGCCGCCAACGCATCGTCGACGCTATCCGCCTCGATCAGCTGGTCGCCTTCTTCGGCCGGCGAAGGATCTGGCAAGCGAACCCCGAAAAACATGGCCAGCTTACCGCCGCGAAAGATCGCCATCCCCATTAGAACGGACTCCATTTATAGCCGTAGCAAAGCAGCTGCCCGGACATGGACGCGTTGTTCGATCGGAACCACACGCCGCCACCAGATGTTTCCACCATTACGTGCGGGATTGCCGGATAGATGTTGGTTGTTCCTGCCGAATCAGCTCTCCATGTAAACTGAGTCCCAGCATAACTGGCAGGCAAGGATCGTGTGCCTGGATGGATATTGAGGTAATTTCCTATCGCAAATTGATGTGCCCAACCCGAGAGAAACGCTTTGACTTTGCTTACCGTAGGGACTCCAGTATCTATAGTGCTGCCAGGTGCCGTGGGAAAGGATCCCGACGAATAAACAACAGGCACTGTGAAAGCGTCGTATAACACAAACCGAGTCTCATCTTCATCCATCGAAGTGGCAGGCAAGTTGCTACTGCCATCGGTCCGATAAACTCCAATCGCGCGGTAACAATCCCAACCTGATGGCAGGCTTTCGACCTTGGAGAACCCCGCGACAAACGCCCCGCTATCCATGCCGGCCAGCACGTAGTAGTCGGTATCAGCGTCCAGTGTGCTGCCGTCGACGCGGTGACTGGCGTTGTCGATCGCAATCACTACGGCCGAACCGCTCGTAATAATCGCAGCACCGTCCGAAGAGGCACAGCGGCCGGCCGTGATCTCTAAGTCGTGGGCGGTGTCCGTGTGCGAGCTGATCAAAAGGCCCACGATGAAATTGCCGCTGTCAGACGCGCCTCCCGCGCCTTGCGAAAACTCGGTCATCACCCCATCGGCAACGGTGATTTCATCGCCGCCGGCGGTTACGTAGGTACCGTCCGCAATGACACTTGAAAAAATGGCTACCAGGCCATCGATCGCACTGCCAAGCGCTAGGAAGTTGGAAATAACATCCAACCCCTGAACGGATACCGCGCCCGTAAAAGTCGCCGAACCGGCCACGATCGCGTTACCAGCCAAGTATAGATTCCGCGGCCGGATGGAACTGGTTCCGATGTCGCGGGTGTTGTGACTCGCCGGCACCAGGTGCCCGCTAAACGTCGTGTCCCAATGGGTGTGAAACTCTTCCAATGCGGTAATTTCGCTGGCGTTGCCTGCTATGTCGGCGGCGTGCGCCGCGATCGTCGCTTCCAGCTCTTGGATCCACTTCGAGCTGACGATCAGCATCACCGTCGCGCCGCTACCGGTGAGATTCAACTTCGCCCCGGTAGAACTGCTGTGAAGCGTTCCGCGGGTGATCGTGCTGGTCGCGGAATTCCACGTGCCGTCGGCGATCTCGTAGGCGGTGCCTTCTTCCAAGCAATAGACGAACTGGTCGCCATCGGTTAGCGCGGCAGCAAACGAACGCGCACCAGGCAACGCACCACCAACCACCAGGTTCGCCGTCCCGCTGGTGGTTGTGCTTTCCGATACGCGATCTTTGTGGACGTAAGCCATCGCTGCCCCGCTTCCTTTCGTGGCCTAACCTGGTCGCCGCTTATCGCTGTTTGAAGTAGACCAGGCCGTCGGGATCAAACGCGATATTAACCGGGCCGTTTTGCGGGATCGCGATACAATCCAAGCCGGGAATAATCGCGACCGTATCCACGTCGGTCGCGGTAGCCCATCGCGCGGCATTGGCCCCCAAGGCGGTAACGGTTAATTCGTCGTCCCCCTTGGAGTGATCGCCGTCCAGCGTGCAAGTTGCGCCGCTGCCGAAGTCGATCGTCGCGCCGTCGCGAAGATCCGCGGCGATCGGTTCGACGTACAGCGTCGTCTCGTCTTCCAATGCCGCGGCGGTCAGTTTGATATCGATCTTGCCATCGTCGCGCAGCCACAGAACATCATTGGCCGGCGTCGTATCGTCGCCCCCAATCTGCAGGTAATAGATCGCCGCAATGATCCGCTGGCTGGAGATCTCCAACGTACCGAAGGCGACGTCGTTGGCGTCCAGCTCGAACTGGTGCTTGGCCACGTCGGCCGCGGCCGTCTTGCCTGCCAACGTCTGCCGCGAATAGCTGGCCGGTTCGGACAATTCCACGCCGCCGCCGCCGAAGAACTCCGAAAGGTATTGATCCGATCGATCGGGCGTGTAGGCCGACGTGTGGGCTTCCAACAGAACGCGGATCACTCCGCTTTCATATTCGGCCAGCTGCAGACCGTGATCGAAAATCATCCGTGACATGGTGACGCCCTCCCTGGCGTTTTTTGGTGAGGCGGTAACCCGCCTAATAGGTTGTTACGTTTTCCAGTTCAATCGACGCGGTAGCGTTGCACTAGTAGTAGGCCGAACCCTCGGGGTAGTGGTTGTTATAAGGACCCTCGATTGTGGTCTGAACTTTAACCTCTGCCGCTCCGATGTCGGCCGTAACTTGTACGCTGATTGTGTCGCCGGCATCCACGTTGATAACCCGCGTCGCCGTGCCGATGATCTCATCGGTCAATGGGTCGCCGGACGCGTCGACGGCCTTGGCATTGGCAACCACCTTGCCGACCCCTGCCCAGATCCCGCCGGTTAGCTGCGCGGTGACCCTACCCGATCGCGAAGCGCGGTTTGTCCAACTGTAGGACGCCAAATAGAGGCCTATGGAAACGTGGTATTCCCCCCCGCGTAAAATCTTCAGATTCCCCGCCGACGTTTCCACGCCTAGGTAGGTATTCAAGCCGCCGCCTACGTCCTTCGACCAGAAATCTGGCGCGGCAGTTCCGCCGTTGTATGTCACGCCGGGAACTCGCGCGGTCCATTGCGACAACCGCGGCGGCCGGGGGCCGGTAGGGAAGCGAACAATCGCCGCGTGAATTCGGTTCTCGCTGTCAATCTCTTTGTGCCAGATGATATCCAGCTCGCCGGCGTCGGTGTCGGTGGCCATCGGGATCGAATTGGTACCGATGTAGGCCGTGCGGTAGAGATTGCTGGTCGCCAAGGCCCCCTCGGGAAACTGGATCCGCGTCCGTGCCAGGCCGCCGATCTGATACCGGGTCAGCTCGCCAGCTCGCCGCGGCTCGATCGCCATGGCCGGAAGCAGTTGCTTGACGTATTGCCCGCCGCCCTGCAGGCCCAAGGCGTCCGGCGTGGCCGCTTCCAGTAGTTCGGATTGATTGAACCAGGTACTTTCTTTCACGTCGGTACTACTGACAATCGAAGGGAATAGCGGCCGATTTAAATAGGTCCATTCCCCCGTCGCCAGCTCGCTGGTCGCCTTCGCATGAACAAACAAGCCAGGACCGTCGACCGTCGGGATCGGGCCGCCTGGCTTGTTCAGTTCTCGCATCTGGTCGTTCTCGATCAACCGCGGCAACTGGCTGATCGCCGCGGCCGATAGGTTGCCGCTGATCTTCTGCCCGCCGCTCACTCGTTTTTGTCTCATGTCGCTTCGCTCCCATGTGATTCACGAATCACTTTTAATTGCCGATTGGCTTCCGGCCGTCGGCCGCCGGCGAACTTGCATAACTTGCCCGCTTCTGCCAAGGCCAACTCGTGGAACTCCGGCGCGTTGTCCATGTACTGGTGATCATAGCGCAGCAGCTGCCGCGGATGGATGAACGCGCCGCCGGCCTGGCCGCCGCTGATCAGCTTGTGCCCGCCTGGTCGGTTCTGGTGCTGGTGGAAGCTATAGACCTCCTTCACGTTCTCAGGGACGCGAATCACTTGCTCCCCGATCAGCGGCAGGCACCAGGCCCGCAAGGCACGCCAGGGGGCGAAGGGGTGATGATAAACCGGATCCGATAGAACCATAACGCGGACCATCATCCCCCGCCGCTTGAGTTGCCTGGCCAGCGTCATCGCCCCGCGGCCAGCTCCCCAGCTGTAAGCGTAGATCCCCAAGATCGGCCGAACGCCGTACTTCTCACCCAAGGCGAAGTAGTACTCGGCCACGTGCGCGAAGTTGGCGTGCCAAGGGTAGTAATGGACGCGGCTCCGGACGCCGTCGCAATGCTGCTCGCGCAGCTTTTCGGTCAGGTCCAAGATCCCGTTCCACTTGCCGACATTCTGAGTAAATCCGCTGATCGCGGTATGTATCAAAAGGTTGGGCCGATCCATGGCATATATCGCAACGCATCCCGCGCCGCTCCCCTTGCTGATTGTTGGTTAGCTGCCGATTCCGATCTCGGCAAAATCCGTCTCTTCATAAACGCGCTCGATGTACAGCCACTTCGGCCGCTGTACGACGTTCTCGTCTCCTTCTTCCCTGGCGAAGTAGTACCAGAGGTGATCGTGGGCGCGTTTGGTCAGGTCGAGCGTGTTGCCTTCGTCGTCGACGAACCCACCGAACGATCCGGAAATTGATTTGCCGGCCGCGAAAATGAAACGGGCCGTGATTCCGCCCTGGCTTGACTGGCGTCCGCTCGAACCCAGGAGTAACAAGTCGCCAATCGCCCAGCCCTTGAACTCCGCGCTATTGGTCGTGCCGGTCAGGTCGCGCAGCTTGCGGATATAGGCGTCGGTAACGGAAGCGTTGGGGAACTTATATTCCAACTCAAGCCGAAGCATCGGAACGACGACGTCGGTCCCGTTGACCCCGCTCTCGGTGACTTCAATCGCTCGGCCGAAGTTTTCGGCCGGGTCGATGCTTAACGATCGCTGGCCCGATCCGCGGGTTTCCAAGCTGGTCGTAATGTGCTGCGTTCCGCCGGTGGTGTCCCAACTGGCGACCAGCGTGTTTTCGTCCCGCTTCTTTTTGTCTTCCTGCTTCTCGGGATCGATGTAGTTGACTTCGGCCGCCCAGAATTCCGGGCCGATCTGAGTCTTGCTGATATCGTCCAGCTTTAGGTTGATACCGTTGGCCGTGAAGATGCCCGGCGCTTCCGCCAAAACGGCCGTCACGATATCGGTATCCGAATCGGTTCCCAAAACGTGGTACAGCAGCTTCCGCTTCGTGTTGCGGCCGGTTCCATCCTTCCCGCTTTGCGAATTCACAATTTCGTAAACTTCTGGCATCCTGCTTATTCCCCGAATTCATCGCCGGCGTCTTCGCCTTGTTCGACTAACGTGCTTAGTTTGGTGTTGGCTTCCTGCAGCTGGTTTTCGACGCGTTCCAGCGGTGCGGCCTGCGTGCCGATCCGATCGACCGCGAAGCTGTTAGAGGTACCGACGGCCAGCTCCCAGGCCTTCGCGACCTGCCCGCCGATATCTTCTAGATCCGGCACTTTCGGAATGTCGAAGTCCGGCGAAGTTTGCCCAGGCAAAACGGAATCGTCGTCGCTGGCTTCCTCTTGTTGCTTTTGCTTTTCCAGGTCCGCGGCTTCCTTGAGAAGCCGTTTCAATTCCAGCTGCGCGAACTTGGAATCCAGCTTGAAATTGAGCGCATAGCTATCGACCAGTTGGCCAATCACTTCGCTAACCTGGCTGGCCCACGTTTCGACCGATCGCAACAGGAAGGCCATCGACTCGGCAAAGGCAATCTTGATACCGGCCCACAAGATTTGGGCGGCAAGCTTCCACTTCCCCGACATCATGGCAGATTGCAGGCCTTGGAAGATCGGTCCTAGCGTGTCCCACAAGTAGCGAAAGGCTTCGCCGATCTTGGCAGCTGCCCAGCTCCAAAACCCGGTCGCGTAACCGATCGCCGCGATCCATCCGCCAATCACCGCGACCAGCGCACCGATCAGCACGATCGCCAGGCCCAAGGGGGAAGCCAGGAAGGTGATCACCGTAGCAAGCGCACCCAGCATGGTGATAATTCCGGTGATCGCTCCGGCCACGATATTCATAACGACCGCCAAGCCCAGCAAGCCGACGCCGGCCGCGCCTGCGATCGCGATGATCGCCGCAAACGATGCCACGAGTAACGGGTTGGCTTCGATAAATTGACCGATCGACGCCAAGGCCTGGCCGCCCCAATCAACGATACCTTTTAATGGCCCTTCCAAGGCCTTGCCGATGGAGATTTGCACGCCTTCGAACGCGGACATAAACCGGCGGAACGCGCCCCCCAGGTTGTCGTCCATCGTTTCGGCCATCTTCGCCGCGGCCCCGTCGGCGTCCCCGATCTTGTCGCGTAGCTGATCCAATGAAGTACCGGAATCGGACAGGATCAAGGCCGACTTGGCAGCGCGGCCGAAGTTGGCCTCGAAGAACGCCAGGCGATCGGATTGGCCCATTCCCGCGGTAGCCGCTCCGATATCCTTCATCACGTCCAACAGGTTGCGAACGTTGCCTTCCGCGTCGCTGGTCTTAACGCCGATCGCCTCGATCCCTTTGACCGACTTGCTGCCGATTGACTTCATAATTTCAGCCATGTCGGTACCGGCCATGGACGCCTTGATACCGTTGTTGCCCAGCACGCCGATCGCCGCGGCCGTGTCCTCGATCGACTGGCCGGCCGCCTTCGCCAACGGCGCGGCATACTTCAAGGTTTCCCCCATCATTTCGATAGAGGTGTTGGCGCTCGAAGCCGTTACGGCCATCACGTCGGCGACGTGTCCCAGATCTTCCGCCGTAAGGCCGAAGGCCGAACCGACGTCGGACGCGATGTCGGCAGCCGTGGCCAGGTCGGTCGCACCAGCTCGAGCCAGGTTCAACACGGCCGGAATCCCTGCCATGATCTGGTCAGGGTTGAAACCGGCCATCCCTAGAAACTTCATCGCTTCGGCGACTTGGCTGGCCGAATAGCTGGTAGTTGCCCCCAGCTCCCGCGCCTTGCCTTCCAACTGGCCGAACTGCCGCTCGGTCGCGCCCGTTACCGCGCGGACCTCCGCCATCTTGTCGGCAAAGTTGGCATAGGTCGCGGCCGCCATTGCCAGAGGTGCCGCGCCAACCGCTGCAAGGCCGGTCAGGTTGCGGCCCATGTTTTGGACGCTACCCGAAAACGCCTGCAGCTTCGCGCGTGCTTTGCGCAGGCCCTTCTCCATGCCGTTCTTAACGTACAGCTCGATAAAGGCCGCGCCCGCTCTGACTCCCCCGGTTGCCATTTTTTATGAGGCGGTGACCCGCCTGCCTCCTATCCATCCGTGTACCAGGCAAAACAACGCGGGGGCAGCGTTGCTCTACGCGTGGCGATCCTTCGCCTCTTCCTCTCCTACCGTCTCGCGCTCAATCGAAACCGACGCGGTAGCGCTCGCACTAAACTTGCTGAATTTCGGCCCACTCCGCTTCAAATTCTGGCCGCATCTTCTCTTCCGCTGGTCGCATGAACGGCCGCGCCCGAATGTAGACCGTTTTGATCAGCTTCCGCTTTCGTCGCCGGCCCATGTAAATCGGTACGTTGCCGCCATGCTCCAACGACTCGACCGCGTTGTGTCGCGAATTCGTCCGGACCGGCCCGACAACGACGCTATCCGAGCTGGTGTCGTAACCGAATAAAATCTTCTTGGGGTTAAAGTCTCCTTCGGTGTGGATCTTGGGGGGCTGTCCTGGCTTGCTTACCGTGGGATCGCGGAAGACACGATCGCCCCGCTGCATCGCTTCGGCCCGCAACCTGGTCGCCTTTTTCCTGGCCGCCTTCGATACGCGTTTCATCGAACGCCGAGCCGTCTTGCGGATTTTGCCCGCGTGCGTGCGAAGTACTCGCAGCTTGCCCGGCTCGATCGACCGATAAACGGCCGGCCGATCGAAGAACATCTGCTTCATTCGCATCCCGACGTTGAAGCTAAGTCGCGCCGATGACATTGCCGCCCTTCTTGCTAAACAGCTTCTTCAGGATCGCCCGGTTGCCTTTGCAAACGCGGACGCCGTCGCGTCGTCGGGGCTTGTCTTCCACGTAGGGATTGAGATCATCGGGGTCGACCGGCTTCCGCTGTTTCTTCGGGTCCCGGTTCGCGTTGATCAGGATCGAAGCCAGCAAGGCGGTCTGTTGCCATTCGTGCTTGCCGCGGTAGTTGCTCATCCAAACCAGCTCGCGAAGCGTTCGCCCGCGGCGGTCCGGATCTACCTGGCAAACGGCCGCTAACTGGTAGAGGATTTTCCACCAGTCCCGCGGCTCTCGACTTCGGTTAGCCACGTTTCGACCGCTTGGTCCGTCTCCCGATCGATCGCGTCGATCAATCTCTGATCCTCCAAGGCCGCCAGCGCTTTGGTCGTGACGCGGTCCAGTGATTCGTTCATTTTCCGAATCACGCCCAGCACGATCGCGCGACGGCCCTTCGGGAAAAAATAAGCCAGCCCCACGAGGAAAGCGTCGACCGCGTTGTCGATCCCGTCGCCGTACAGGCCGCGGCCGAACTCGATATCGTCGATCGACTTCTCCCGGCACTGTTCGCGGCAGACCAGGTAAAGCGCGTCGACCAGCGTGATCGGATCGTCGATCAGCTTCCGCAGGGAATCGGTTTTGCCGTCCAGCAGATCCAGCAGGTCGATCTTCAACACGTTGCGGATCTCCTTCACCGTGGGCGCGTCGACCGTCGCATCCCACTTGCGGCCCTTGCTATCCTCGAATTGCGTCGACGGCAAAGCGTCGGTTGCTGCTTCGTTCATTTTCATGCGACGCTACCGCGCCGGTCCCTATGGCTTGTGGTGGATGATTGGAAGCGGGGAAGGCCTGCCGCGGGCCGTGGTGGCCGGCGGCGAGGCCCCTTTAATGGTTTACTTGTCGCCAGTCTTGCCAGGCGTGGTCGACGTGTTGGCCTTGGCGGCCAGGCGGCAGATCGTCTGCACGTCGCCGGCTTGGATGGTGACCAGCTGCTTTTCCTTCAGATCCTTGGTGGCTTCGGTCAAAACGGCCAGGACTTTTTGTTCTTCAGCGTTCACGGTTTCAATTCCTCAAAGGTTAGAGATTCAAAAAAAACGGGTTGTTGTGCGGTGCGGTTCGACCAGGTCGATCGATTAAGCCGCGGGAACTTCGTACCAGTCCGGCTCGACCACGCTGCCCCCTTCGGTAACGCGTGTGATCTCCGCGGCGATATCGAACTTGCCGGTTTCTTCCAGCTTTTGCCCCATCGGGCATTCGAAGACTTCGCAGACCATCCGCGGGCCGGCCGTGCCGACCGTGGCCGCCGGTCCGTCGGCCGCCCAGAACTCGATCGGCGTGCTGTTTAGCATGGAATCGAGCAAGGCCGCGAAAACGTCGTCGTCGCCGCCTGGTGCGTAGTCGTAGCCGAACGAGACGCCCATCTCGATAAAAGTGCCGCGTTTGTAATTGAACTTGGAACCGCGGGTTTTCTGTTCTGCCTTCCCTTTGCTGAAAGGCGTTACGTCGACGTCCATGGCTCGCTCGATCTCGACCCAGACGGGCGTGTCGTGCGTGCCGGTGTTGTAGAATAAATAGCAGTCCTTCCCCAGGACGCTATCGCGTTCGAAAGTCATCGGGTTCCCTCCCTTTTTTGGTGCGGCGATCCCTCGCCAATTTGTTAGTTATCGCTAGGCTATCGAAGCCGACGCGGTAGCGTTGCGTTTACCTGGTGCCGTGATAGGTCAGCTGGATAATGCTCACCAGCTGGTTGTGTTCGTAAAGCTTCTCTTGCTCAAATAGCGGCTCGTTTCGGATCTGCCCCTTCCACGTCAGGCCGTCGATCGGGGCGTGCCTCAATGCTCCCGCGTTCTCGCCTAGCGATTCGGTTTGATGGGGGTTTTCCCATAGCCGCTTGATCGCTTCGACCGTTTGGGCGACGCCGTCGAATTCGCTGGCGTCTTCGGGGTTCTTCAGGTTTTTAACCACCATGATCGCGGCGACCACGTCGTGGGCGTTGGTGGTCCGTGTTTTGATCTCCGCCTTGTTGCCGCCGGGGATCACGAAGATCTTCACGCTTTCCACGTCGTCGGTGCGAATGATCGGGTAATGCGATCGCGTCGCCGCGAATCCCAGGTCGGTAAGTTTGCACGCCAGGCCGTCGGCCAGGTCGACCGCGGGTCCGTTGTTACTCATCACCGATCTGCCTTGTATGGATCCGCATCATTGCCCGCGATTGTCCCGACCAGGCCCAAGGCGGAACGCCTGGCAGCGCCGTGATCCGATACGTCGCGACCACGTTGCCCCCTTCGCCGTCCAGCTCGTCAATTTCGTGGCCTGCCTTCGGCTTGAACTGGGTGGAAGCCGCGACCAGGTCCGACGGATCGACCAGGAAGTCGATCGTGTGTTCTTCGCTGGCGTATTCGTCGCCCGCTTCGGATTGGAAGTCGGAGGCCCCTTTGGTGGCGGTCATGGGCAGGCTATCGCTATCGGTTCGATACACGACGTAGACCGGCGCGGCCGCGTGGATCTGGTCGCGTGCCCACTTAATCGCGTTATCGAAGTAGCCCACCGAATCGTTCCCCTTGCTTCAAAATCAACGCGCCGCGCCGGCCATCCCCCAAACCGACGCGAACGCGCTGCGCCCCTCTTGCCTCGGATTAGGCCTCGGCCGGTCCCGGCTTGTGGATGATTCGCTGGGTCGTGTCCGCGTCCAGCGAAGCGCCAACGGTTTCGCCGATTACCTTGTGGGTCGACGCGGTCGCGGTGATCACGCTGTTGCCGGCGTCCCAATAGACCTTCTTGCCGTCGGCGATCGCGGTGGATCCGCCGGCCGCCTTGGGAACTTCGTAGACGCCCCCTTCGGCCGCCAACGCGCCCAGCTCATTGGCCGCAATGTCGCGGTGGGCAATTCGAACCGTGTCGGCCAGGACAACCACGTCGCCCGCGGAAACGGCCGAACCTGGCGTGTGATCGACCATCAACGGGTCGCCGTGTACAAAAGTCGCATCCATGGTTTCAATCTCGCTTATCGATTTGCGTTTGCTTGGTTGGTTGAAGTGGAAGCCGCGGCGGCCAGGCCGCGGCCTCGGTTTATCGTCCGCTCGGCAATGTCAGCCGACGCGGTAGCGTTGCACCCAATTACGGCGCGGCGACGCCGGTGAATTCCATCACGGCCTCGGGTTCTTCGTTGCCGAAGCCGAAGTCGTGATAACCGCGCCACTGCATCCCCAGCGTGTTGAACGCCGACTCGTCCGACTCGATCGTCGGCATGGTGTTGCCGTTCAAAGTCGCACAGACGAACGCGGCCCGAACCTTCGGATCTGCCAGAAGCAGCCACTTGGTCGACGATTGGCCGGTGATCGACTTGCCGGCCCGCGTGCGAATCGCCGTGTTGTTCATGTAGCTGGAAGCTACCGGCGTGTAGTTGCCCGCGTGCGGATTGCTGGCGAATTGCTGCTTGTTGGCCGTGGTCGATACGTTGACCTTGGTTTCGTCGTACAGCTCCTTCGCCGTGGTCTTGAGCGTGCTACCGGTCAAGAGGATTTTGGGACTCATCAGAATCGGCGAACCGTCCGACTTGACGCGATCGCTGAACTTGGCCTCGCCCTTGGTCAGGCCGTCGATCGATAGCGCGTAGTCAGTGCCGTGCGTCAGGTTGCCGTTGCCAGCGCTGAAGAACGAATTCGGATCGGTCAGCAAGAGAATCCAGAACTGCTCTTCCATCACGGTCCCGGCCATGATGCCCAACTGCTTGGCGATCTGGTCGAAAGCGTCCAAGTCGTCGTCGATCATGTCCTGACGGGTCAGGGTCAGCATCGTGCCGAAGGTTTCCAGCTTGTTGGTGTACTCCGCTTCCGACATTTTGGAGTGCTTGAGCTGACCATCCGGGCCGACCTTCTGATAGCCGCCGTTGATATCCAACCGGTAACGGCTATGCGCCTTGAAGTCGGAATGGCTGGCCGATCGGCAAAGCAGCTGGTAAACCGTTTCCACCGATTCGAAGGCAGTGATCAGCGACTTGTTGGCCACGTTGCCCAGGATCCCCGTCAGGCTGATCGTGGTATTGCCGGACGCCTTCAGGCTGGTATAGCCATCGGCGCACAGGATCCGGTCGGCACTGGCCGCCGCGCGGATGAAGTCGCGGGATTTGCGGTTGCCGCTGAAGCCGTAGCCGTGGGCCTGCAGAATGACGATATCCATCAAGGCGTGCAGGCTCAGGTTGCGATTGGCCGCGTCGTTGGCGGCGTTCATATCCTTCTCGCTGATCCCGCGGGCGGCGATCTCTTCCGGCACGCCCAGCGATTGGGAAATCGACGCCTCGATCGCGCCGGCCGTCAGGTTCTTGTTTCGCGAGTGAATCGCCACCTGGCCGCCGTTGCCCACGTCGCCGCGGCTTGCTCGCAAGATCTCCAGCTCGACCTTGTCGGCGTTCCAGTCTTCGCGGATCGCTTGGGCGTGCAATTCGCCGCGGCGATCTTCCGGAAGTTGAGCGCTGGCAAACAAGCCGCGGATCCGGCCTTGCCGTTCGACTTCGGCCGCGCCTTCCGCACGCAGCTGTTCGACCAGCGAAGGCACGCCGGCTTCCTGTTTCTGGTTGGTGTTGCCGCCGGCGTTCAGGCCTCGGCCGTTGCCCGCGGGCGTGTCATTTTCGTCGGTTTCGCCGCCGTCGCCGCTCGCTTCCAATTCGGCTTTCCATTGGGCACGCAGCGGCTTGAGCTGCTTCTCGGTCAGCGTTTCGATGTCCCAGCCGTTGGCCTCGAGCCATTGTTCTAAATTCATCGCGTTAGATCCCTCCCTGGATCGTGTGGCATTCACGGCCGCGCTTGACGTGTCATCGCCGGCGATCGTGACAAAAGAAACTTCGTGGACGTGCGCGGCCTTCACGTAGGTAAAGGGGCCGCGTTGCAATTTGCCGTTGATCGTGCGAGAATCGCCCGCCTCAACGAACTCGACTTTCGACCAATCGGGCGCGGCACCGATCGACGCCTTCCAAGGGAAGCCGGCGCGGCTCGACTGAATGATTTGTTGCTGCTCTTCGCTTTCGACCGATAGAACGCCTTCGGCCTTGATCGTCTTCCCATCGTTGACGATCCCATTCTCTTCAAAGTGGCCGACCGGTTGGCGGTGGTTGTGGAAGAGAAGCGCGGGACGTTTCCCCTTGCCGATCTTCGTGCCGGCCAGGTCCAGGACCACGTCGCCGCCCCATCCGGCCGGGCGCATCTTGCCGCCGCGGTACGCGACCATGGCGAACTTCGGCGCGGTTTCGCCTTCGCCGTCTTCCCCTTCGCCGGCGGCCTCGATCCATTCGACGTCGCCTTCCGCTTCCAGCGTCAGGACCTCCGGCGGATCTTCGGGAAGATCGCGAAACACGTTCTTATCGTCCGCGGTTCCGCCGGCGTTCAATTGCGGCAACAGGCCGAAAAGGTTGGAAAGCTTACGCGTCGTCATCGGTGGCCGCCTCTTCTTCGTCCGTGGTTGGGTTGGCTTCCTGGTTTCCTGCCCCTTGCTGGAAGCCAGGCAGCGGCGCACCGATTGCGGCGCGACGCTTATACTGCCGCTCTAAGCTGGCGTAGTGTTCTTCCGGGTCGCGGCCGTTCTCGAGCTGATATTCTTCATCCGTCAAAAGGCCGCCGTTCCAGAGCTGCAGGTCGGCCGCGGCTTGCTTTTGCGGATCGATGTGCTGGTGCTTCGGCCATCGCCACGTGTAATCGAGCTGATCGATCGGCCCGATTCCGGCCGGGATCTCGCCAGGGATGAAAACCGCCTCGTTGATCCACCACAGAAAGACGCGGTCCAGGAAAAGCGTTTCCAGGTTGCTCCGCTCGATGTCGACAAACTCGAAGTAAGTCTGGTGATCAAGCCGACCGCTGGCGAAGTTGTAGCCGCTCGAATTGCCGCTGGCCTTGTTGAAAGGCATATTGAGACAACGCGAGATCTCGCAAAGCAGCGCGTCGCGGAACATCTGGTAAGTGGTGGTCGGTTGCTCCGCTTTGAGCTGCCCCAGCTTCCAGCCGATCGGCAGCGTCAACATTGAATTCATTTCGAATTCAATCGTGTCCATCGGGTCGACGTCTTCATCGGGCACCACCTGGTGGCCATCGGCGTACATGACGCCCGAATGCCGCGCGGCCGTTTCGGCGCACATGGTGACGGCCAGCGTGTAGCGACGCATCAACGCGAACAACGGCAACGCAGGCGCGACCCAGGGAACGCCGCGGCGTTGGCCTGGTCGATCTTGGCGGAAGTAGTGAATCACCTGGTCGGCCAGGACGCGTTTCGTCTTCCAGTGGCTTGCCCCGACAAAGTTGTCGCCGGGATGATCCTCGAGAAAGTTGTAGGCAACCGGGTAGCCGCCGCGGTCGTACTCGATCCCATCGTCGAACGTGGTCGACTGGAAGCCGCCGAAGTCGCTGCAGTAATCGGCTTCCAGAAGCCGGACGTCCAGTTGGACCGCGTTGCGGACGTTCGGGTTGTTGGTAGCGACTGCGAAGATCTCCCCGTCGCCAACTTCGCTGGTAACCCCGGTCCGCAGCGTAGCCGGTAGGCCGATCCGCTTCATCCAGCGGCGGAAATTTCGCTCGAGCTGCTTTGCCGCGGCCTGGTTGGTGTGGTGGATCTGCAGGTTGGGACCGCGGCCGACGATGTCGTTGGCCAGCGTGTCGATCATCCCCTTGGCGAAGCTGTTGTTTTCGCGGCACTCATAACGGGCACGCGATCGAAGCCGCCGGCGCACGGCAGGATTGGCCGCCGACGCGGCGGAAAGATTGTCCGCGTTGGTCCAATGCTTCACATTTTGGAAGTTGGTAACCGCGGCGTCGTACTTCGCCCGCAGCTCTTGGATCCGGCCGCGTTGCCGCTCGATCACGGCCGCGGAAGGTTCGCGGGCGATCGGCTGGCCGTTGGCCCCCAGGATCGGGCTTAGCGATTTGTTGGCTTGTACCACGTTGGCAGCTCCTACGCGGTCCCAGGTGGAACGTATTGCTGGAAACGCATTCCGCCCTTCTGCGCGGCTTTCTTCCTGCCAAGGTATTGATCAAGCTCGATCTGATCCTTAAGCGAATGCGCTTGAACCGTCACGCCGTCGACCGTGACTTGCTTCGGTTGGGTCGCCGCAGTTTCCAGCTTCTCGATCGATTCCGCGTTAGTGTCCGCCATCCCTGCCCCTAGTTTGCTGAGGCGGTTCCCCGCCTAATTGCTTTCCAGCCGGCTATCCGAACCGACGCCGACGCGTTGCATGAAAATGCGCGGCGGATTGGCGGCCGTCATTTCCGGCCCGCCCATCACGCCGCGGCTTGTTAGATGGTGGTGTTACGCGATCACCGCGGCGTTGGTTAGATCGAAACGTGCCCTTCGCGGCCGTTTTTCGGAATGCGTTCCATATCTGGAACTTTGCCGCTTTTCATTTCGCCAGAGGCTAGGGGCTGGCGTCGAAATGTGCCATTTCGTGGCGTAGAGAATCGGCCTATTCGGCCCGGTCGTCGGCCGCGGTGTGAGAATCGGCCGCGTTGAAGTACTCCGCGGGAATTGCCAGGCGTTTGGCGATCTCGCGCAAGAGGTGTGCCTGGTATTCATGGAAGCCGACCGGATCCGCGGGGCGTGTCGGTTCGGCTGGCGGCCTTTTTCGTTTTTTGCTGTTCGGATCCATCCGTTCGCCTGGTGCGACTAACCTATGCCGTCGACTAGGCCGGTGTTGCCGCGTCGCAGCTGCTCGAGCTGGCGTTCCAGGTCTTCGATCCGCTGGTGTTGGATCTCGACCATTTGCATTAAGCAATTGAGCGCCGCCGCGGCCGACCCATCTTGCACTTTTTGGGCGTGAATTTTGAAGTTGCTTCTGGGATCGTTTGCCATGGGGATCGCCTATCCGGTAACGCGTTCAGTGGTGGAAAATCGCTTGCCGCAATTGCGACACGTCCGCCGGCGGACCGTCTTGTTCAATTGCTGCCGCGTGTAATATACCGGGGCGTGGCCGCATCCGCACGCCGGACATTGCACGCCAGGCGTGGCGGTACGTTCGTCTTCGGCCTTTGCTGGTGGTGATTTGGTTGCCATGACTTAGCGCCCCATCTGCTTTTCGCGTCGTAGTTCGCTCAGCTTCTTCTTGCCGCTGCCGCCCCGTTTCTTCTTCGGCTTCGCCTTCATCAGTTCGGCCGAAGGCACAGCACACCCCTTGCGGCTTGCGGCGACGTGCAGGCCGCTGATACAGTCCAGAAGATGGTTGTCGCGGTTCGGTTTGAGACTCCATTCGTCGACCGTGTTGCCGCTGTTCTCGTTCTTCATCCGGTTGGCGAATTCCGCCGAGCAGTGTTCTGAGATCATCCGATGCTCGTGCGGCTTCGCGTTGTAAAGCGTCAGGCAACCAGGCTCGCCGATCGGCGACTTCCAGCGGTTTTGTACGGCGCTCTTCCAGTGGTTCGTATCGTGGATAATATGCCGTAGCGGATTCTTCCCCTTGGCCCGCGGAATGATCCATTCCTCGCCGATCTCTTCACCTGGCTTCTTAACCGTTTCGCTGATCTTGGCGTTCTTCGCGCCGACGCCGCGGCCTTTGTTCGGCATCAGGCGGGCGCGGTGGGGAGATTCGGCGATGAACTGCTTCACGATGTGCGTCCAGTCCCCCATATCGATCAACAGAAGATCGATCTGGAATTCTGCGCCGTCCCCTTCACGCTTCCAGGTGCGTAGCATCAGATCTTGGTTTACGTGGATCTCGAGCGCCTGGCGGATTTGGGCCTCTTCCGATAGATCGCCTAGGCGGATCCCTTCGGCCGTTTTGTGGTTCTGAATGGGCGCGGCGATCTTGGGGCTGTAAATGAAATATTTGGTCGGTTGCTTCGGCCAGGTGCCGTAGGTGTGGACGTGGCCGGTAAAATCCCAACGCATCGCGCCCAAGGCGTGATAGAGAACCCGCAGCTGCAGGTCGACGTAGCCCACGACCAGATCGGTATCGATCGGCAGCTGGTCGCGGCCGTAGCTGTGAACCTTCGCCGCGATCTCTTCCGCGGTGACGATCACCAGGTCGACCGTGCCGGCGCTGATCGGGTCGTTCTGATATTCGGCCGCGAAGGTTTCCGGGTCGTCGTCGCGGATATGCATCGCGTGTTGGATCGCGGACAGCTCGCCAGGATCCCAGCGGTGAACCCAATAGACAACGGCCCCGCGGTCCATTTCGGCGCGGTTCTTCTTATAGAACGCGTTGGCCCGCTTCTTGCCTTTGCCGGCGGCCAGTTCCTCGCGCAGAATCGTGAAGTACTCCTCCCAGATCGCCTCGTTGGCGGGAAAAGATTTCATCATCTGTACCAGCTTGCCGGACCAACGCGGGTAGCGTTTGCGGTCCAGGTAGCGCGACGCCAAGTCGTCCGGCTCGATCACCGTGCAAGGCATAATCAAGGTAACCGGCTTGCCAGGTCCCCCTAGCCGGCCGATCGTGCCGTTGATTGTCTTCTCGCGTTTCTTGACCTGGCCCGGGCTAGCCGCCGATTCGTCGTCTTGCGGATCGTCCAACAGTACCAGGTCAGGCCGGAAGGTTACCCCTTCGGCGTTGGTGTACTTCTGGCCGCGGATCCCCTTCGCCGTGATGCCAAACGTCCGGACGATCGACCCGCTGCAGGCGCTGCCCTCGATCGTGGGAAAGATTAGCTCATCTTCGTGCCAGCCTATCTGCGTTCGCTTCCCCTGGCAGCGTTGGCCGCGGCAGCGGCCTGGCTGGCCTTCCAGCTTCATAATCGGGACGCACGCTTCCGGAAAATCCTCGACTAGCTTTTCCTTCGCGACCATGTAAGTCTTGATCGTTTCCAGCAAGTCGATCGCCTTCTCTCCGGTCGCGCCCACGATCACCACGAATTTCACGTGGCCGAATAGCAGCGCCCACAATGCGGCCGCTTCGGTGATCGTCGTCTTGCCGGATCCGCGGGGCATGGCCAGCGCGAAGTTTCCGCCGTTTAGAATCGCGTCTTGCATCGTGGCGAAGATGTCCAGGTGATCGGGTGACCACGCGAAGAAATCCTCGGGGGCGATGTAGGTGTCGAAGAATAGCCGCAGATCATAGCGGCACGCTTCGCGGCGGTCCGGATCGACAATATCGGGCAGCGCCCCGATGTCCTGGCCCTTGCGGGTGGCGTCCTCGCTGCGCTGGCGGGCCTTGTCTTTCTTATCTTCGTAGCTGGTCGACTTGGCTTGCTTCGCCTGGTAGCGATCGACCAGGTGCGCCGCATAGGTTCCCACGTCGATCGACTTGCCAAGCTCCCATTGGTCGCGGTGCCGGCGTAGTGTTCGCGCGTCGATCACGTTGCCCAGGCCGGCGTCGTTGATCTCCTTCAACAATTCGGCCGCGTCGATTTTCAAACTAGCCAACGGCTTCCCCCTTGGTGCGCAGCAGTAGCCAGGCGCTTAGCTTGTAAAGGTTGATCGTGCCGTTGGCGTTGCGTGGGCAGCCGTCTTTCACCAGCTCAACAATCACGGCCCGATCGACGTGCATAAGCTCCGCGGCCTTCTTCATCGACAGTTTGGTCAGGTCGGAAGGTTTCACGTGTGCCCCTATTCGCTCTTGTTTTGCGATCGCATCCGATCGACCGCTTCGCGGGCTTTCTTTAGGTTGCGAAGTGTAGTGGCGACATGGGGGTCTTGCGGGGCAGCTGGTGGATCGCCTTCCTGATCATCCACGTAGACGACCGCTTCGCCGGCTTTCACCCGTCGGCCTGGCTGGCCGAATAAGCCGCGGATCTCGCTTGCCTTCATGCTGGCGATCGTCGACGGCCGCGGCGGTTCAACTCCTACCAGTTCAGCGACGGCCAGCTTCTTGCTACCTGGTTGGCAGAAATGGAGAGCACCGACGAACCTTTGAAAGGTACGCCTACGGTTTTCGAGATCAGAAAGGGAACGCGCCCAACCGCCGATAGAATCGGCCAGGACACAATCGGGGCGGATCCGCTTGCCGTCCGCTGTCGTTTCAATAATTCCCTTTAGGCTTTCGGTGATCGACAGAAAGGCGATCGGCGGCCAGGGGTCAATTTGCGGAAAGTCTTCCCACAGCCGCTCGTTGTGCCATAGTTCGGCCTCGACCTGGCGACGCATCATTTCGGCAGCCGATGCCTGGCCGGTAAACACCACGATAAAGTCGCGGTGCCGATACGCGGCCGCCCAGATCGCCGCGGCCTTGATCATCGACGTAGTGCCTTCGCCGTGGTGCATTTCTGCTTCGCCATGATGGCCGAACAAAATCACCGACTGCAGGCCGGCGATTGTCCGCGCTTGGCGTGGCGTGAATTCGTTATAGAAGGTTTCCGGAAGATAGTACTCGCAGAACTTCCGGAAGTCGTAGCGGCAGGCCTCTTTCATTCCTTCGCATTCGTCGTCGTCCGGTTCGTCATCTGGTGGCCAGATGAAAAGCCAGCGGCACAACTCGACCGCGACGATCAGCGAAAGAAGAATTAAACACCACGCAACTAGATGGATAAACATAGATGCCCCTTCGTGCTGAAATTGCGACGGTCGCCCAGAGAAGCCGACGCGGAAGCGTTGAAATAAAAAAACGGCCGCCGCGCATCTTGCGATTGACCTGGCCAGCGGATGGACAAAACCGTCAGCCGCGGCGGCCGCTTGTACCCTTGCCCCGCGACAGCTCCGAAGAACCGCCGCGGGGCTTCCTCAAACGGTTGTCCGTTACTGCGCCTTCAGGTCGCCGTTAGAGGCGATCCGCTTGGCGTTGTCTTCGATATCCTTCTTTCGGTTGTTCACGTCCGCGGCGATCGCGGTAAACTCGCCAGGGTCGTGTTCGGCGATCTCCGCGATCCAGCTGCGGACCGTTTTGCCCAGCAGATAGCGGCGGCCTTCCGGCGTGGCCATCGTTTCCGAGAGGTTTTCGGCAACGGTTACCAGGCCCGGCCCGTCGCCGCGTTCGACCGCCCCGAGTAGATCGGCGACGATGGGCAGATTGTGGCGGGCCGCGGCCGCTTGGGCCTTCTGCAGGACCTTCGATTCCACGCGATCGACCACGCGGCCGATCAGCGTGGTATCTTTCGCCTTCGTGGTCGACGTGGTTGCGTCCGCCTGGCCGCCTTCGGCTTCATCCTTCGGCTTGTGGATGAACAAGATATAAACGGCCGCGGCCAGTCCCAGGAAAACCGGGTTGGTAACTAAATCGATCATGCAACGATTCCCTTCGTTGGTTTACTGAAAACTGAAAACTTCAAACTGAAAACTAGGCGCGAGCCTTGCGTTTCTTCCGGCGTTTCCACCAGATCGCGGCGCCAACTATTCCGCCGGCGATCGCCGTTTCCGCTGGGTTGAATCCATTCACCCAAGGCTTGGCTCGATCGCCGAAGATAGAGATCACCAGGTCAGCCCAAGGGGTCGACGACTTCGCCGGCGGCGTGTCCTTCGCTTTCTCTTCGGCCGGTGGATCTTGGTAGTCGTCCTCATTGGGCGCGGGCGGAAGATCCGGTTTGCAATTGCCATCGGGGCAATTGTTCGGAAATGGTCGCGGCCGCGGCCGTCGGTTGAAGATCCAACCGCCCACGACTTTCTCGCGTGCCTTCCGCATCTCGACCGGCCGCAATGTCTGCGCGGCCAGATCCAGGGCCCCGACCAGTTCCTCCGGCGTCTCGAGCTGCTTTAGCAGCGTGCCGGTCAGTTGCGCACGCATCGCCCCGTCCACGTCCTGGATCACCAGCATCGGGAAATCATTTCCATAGGACGGCTGCAGCTGGTGCCGGAAGGCGTCGCTATTGCTTTGATAGTGTCGCCATTCGGTCTTGCGCTTCAGCTCGGCAAGCCGCGGATCGGAATCGAACCAGCCGGCGATCGGCGTCTGCTTCCCCTTGGCGGTAACCAGAACCGTGTACCACTTCGCGTGCGGCGGCAGCTCGACCCCTTCGATCTCTTGAACGAATTCCATCTTTTCCGGCTCCGGTGGTGTCGACCCAGCGAAGCCGCTGGCCAATAGCGATAGGCCGACAATCAGGCCGGCGATCAGTTTGCGGTTCATCATTTCCCCCATGGTCAAGCGGTACCCATATCAAAACGGTTGAAGTCGTCGCCGGTTAGATCTCCGGCATTTGGAACGGTGGCAAGGGGCGTTGGTTGGGGCGAATTGCTGGCATCGCGGCCGGCGGCGGCGTCGGCCGATGTTTGGCCCGGATCCACTCGCATTCATCGCACTGACAATGCCGCGGCGAATTCCACCAGGTGGCCAAGTCTGGGACGAACCGGTCGCAGAAAGTGAATCCGGACATCAGGCAGCAAAAGATAAACACGAAGCCGAACGTGTGGTCGATCCATTTGGCACTAGCCGGAATTCGATCCTCGGCGTTCTTGTTCCGCTCGGTTTCGCTGTCCATCTGGTCGAGCCGCTTTTCGAACGTGTTGGCCATCGTTAAGACTTCTCCAAAAAATCGCGGGGGTCGTAGGGTAGCGGCGGCAGCGGATTGACCAGGGGAACAATCGCGCCGGCGTGGTAACGGTTTTGCCAATTCCACAAGAATTCTTTCTTTTCGATGAAGATGAATTCCTGGGGTTTGTTGTTGTCGAGTAGGCAGGCCATCGCCTGGCCGTCTTTCTGGCACCAGCCTAGAAAGCTGATCGCGTGGCCGCGGAAGTAGTGGATCGCGGCAACCAGGCGGTGGTTGTGGGCATAGTCCAGAATTTCGACCGTGCCGTTTTCGTTCGGACCATAGCCGGCGATTTGCGTCCGCTTGTAGGGGATCCCGTAGTGATCCAGCACGCGGGCGATATCGCTGGTCGATGCCCCGCCGCCGAACTTCTGACGCCAGTTGTCCGCGATCGCCCCTTGGTCAGCCCAACGCAAAGCAACTTGGGTCGACGCGTGGAAGCAACTGCCGCCCCAATAGTTCCGGACGCGCAAGGGGAACGGCACGTCGGCCGGCGGCCTGGTCGGGTCGGTTGGCTTACGGCGGAAGTACTCGACCGCAAGGCCGGCGACTTCATCGCCGCCCACCAGGCAGGCGGACAGCACGACGATCGCGGCGGCGGCTTGGCGTCGGTCCATGGCTACGCGGCCGCCTTCGCTGCAGCAAAGGAAACGGAGCCCTTCGCCGTCTTGGGTTCGGTCTGATTGAACAGCTTGATTAGTCGGGCAGCCTGTGTTTCCTGTTCGGCCGTCACCTTCTTATCGATCTTGCCGCTGGCAGCCAACTTCTGCAGCTGCTCGACTCGTTTCGATGCTTGTTCTGGATCCACGTTAATCAGGAACGCGACCAGCATGGCCGGTGCGATCGCACTACTGGAATTCTTCGTGGTGTCGTGTCCGACGGTTAGCGAACCGCGGCAGATGTCCTCTACCTTCTGGTTTCCGATCGTGCCATTGATTGCCAGGTTTACGTCGAACTTGTCGCCCCCCTCGAGCTGGCTTCGATCGGCTTGCTTAACGCAGAACTTGGCCAGCGCGTGCATGATGATCGACCGCGCCTTGGCCTTCGATAGTCGTGGCATCCTTGCCCCCATTTGCTGATGCGGTTTCCCGCCTGGTGTGGATCCGGCCGGCAATCCCTGCCGACGCGGAAGCGTTGCTTTTACTGAGGCGGTGACCCGCCTGTTTGCTATCGATCCGTTTCACAAGGAAACCGACGCGGTAGCGTTGCACGAAAAGCCGCGGCGGTCCGAATTGACCGCCGCGGCCTAGTCGCTAAAAAAACAGGAAGGGGTCGCATCCTTGCGACCTGGTGGCCATCTTCGGCCGCCTTCCTGCCTCTGCCCCCACGCCTGGCATCGCCCCCAATGCCTGGCGTCGGTCCCGGCGTTCCGTCGCCGGTTAATCGGGCGATCCTTCGCCCTCTTGCATCCGCGGCGGTTCTTCCTCCGCGGCATGATTTGGTTTGCTTGGTAGCAGCCCGATCACGATCATCGCCAGGAACGCCACTAGCACTACCAGGATGGTCAGCACGATCAGGCACACGATCGATAACAGCAAAAACGGAAGAACTTCCGTGCAAAGCCAAAATGCCGTGTTGCCAACAATGCCGGCCAGTAGTGAAGTCATCGCGTCGCCTTGGGCATAAAAAAAGCCGGCCACGTTTCCCGCGTTGGGAATCGTGGCCGGCGTTGTGTTGTTACGGTGCCGGTTGCGGCCGTGGCCGCTTGGGGATTGGAAGCCGGATCGATCAGACCGCGGCCGGTTTGGGTTTGGACGTCGGCTTGGGGTATCTACGTCGATCGACTTGGATCTGTTCGCCGCGTTCGTCCAAGATCACCAGGCTGATTTTCCGCCCAGCGTCGTTAATGATTCTCTTCCCGAGAATTACCACAGACTCGCGATCTTCCAGATCGACTTTCATAATCCGCCCCTATAGCTGACGCCCCCCAGGATAGGCAGCGGCATGTACACGCGTCCAGACGTTTCCGGCAATTTTCGCGACGGGATCCGGAAAAAGTGTCCCGGCTAGCGGTCCCAGTCTTCCGCGGATTACCAGGCTTGACGCCCGGCGGCCGGACACAGAAAGAAACAAACTCCCTTTTTTCGACTGTTCCCGTCGGGGTCGAATCCAAGCAAACCCCAGGAAGAACCTAGACCGGGGGGCCATGCGTGGCCGATCGGCCCGCCTGGTCGACCGATCTGGCCGCCTGGCAGGCCTGCTACAAGGCCGCGTCGCGTCCGTTCGGCCTTCCAGGCGAATAGTCAGGCCTGCAGCTGGTCGCGTTGCTCTGCTCTGCTTCTAGGTGTCCGCTGGCCAGAAAGGAAGCGATCGCCAGGATAAACCAGCCATGCCCATTCCAGGCGGCCAGGCCTACACTAGTCGCGTTGAAAATCCAGATCGCGACCACCGCGACCTTGCCCCAAGCAACCGGCCGCGGCTCGATCGACCGCGGTGATTCGTATGGATTCGGTTCCATCCTTTTCTGCGATCCTTCCAGGCGTTTAGTCAGGCCTTCGGCCGGCGGCGTCGGTTAGCACGCCGCTGCTTGCGATTGGCCATGATATGCGGCAGCCGGAAGGCATCGCCCAGGGCGCGGAGATCTTGGGCCGTTTGCTCGAGCTGTTTTCGTGCCTTGGCCAGGCCGTCCTTCAGCTTCTGAGTTTGGAAGTGGTTCCCCTTCATACGTCGCCGTCCTCCGGCGCGTCGACCAGGTAGCAACTATCGCCAGGCAATTCGTCGCCGGCTTCGTGCCTGGTGGTTGCCCACGCTTCGCGCGGCAGGCCTGGCACCACGTGAACCAATAGGCCGATGCCAAAACATTCAAGGCGCGGGTGCCGTTGTGGGCTGGCTGGCTTATCAACCAGCACCGCACCGCAGACCGCGCACCGCTGCAGGATCCGGCCGCCGATCTGCAGGCCGACGCCGGCCGTGTGGGTGATCACGTCCGGCGGTTCCGGCAGCGGATCGGGCAGCTGGTACAGCTCGACCTGGCTACCGATCCGATCGACGCCGGCCAGCAGCTCGGCGCGATACTCGCCACGCGTGAAGATCACCAGGCGGCCCAGCGTGTCCTCGATCCATTGCACCGCGCCGACGTAAGGCTGCAGGTTCCAAAACTTTTGGGCTTCGTCAATCACGCGGTTCGATTGCTCGTGCCGCGGGTCGCTGGTTGGGATCATATGATTTTGTGCTTTTGTTTCCATGTTTTCCACCAGGTTCGGTTTCCTTCTTCAAGTCGATCGATAACCCCTTGGATCTCTGCCGATCGTTCGGGGTGGTTTCGTTGCATCATGCCCAGCCAGCCGCGCGTATCTTTGTAGTCGTTGAAGTGATCAAAGCACGCCAACAGCTTCTCGCGCGTTTCCGCCGTGTAGCTTAGAACGCCGCGGACGATCATCGATCTGTAAACCCTTCCGTTCTCCAGTCCGTGATCGGTTGCGGCGGATCGTCTTTCTTTCGATCGACCGCGCCGGCCTCGACCTTCTGAAGCGGATATTTCAACTTACATAACCTGATCTGTAGCAGCTCGATCCGATGCAAGACATTCGACAAGTCCACGCTCGCACCGTCCATGAATTGGGTCCGGTGTTCGTGTACTTCGCCGGCGATCGCAACAAGTCGGCCCATTTCTTCCGGCGTAACCGTTTCCGCGTGCTGATCGACGAATGCCATCCACTCGCGTTTCTCGGTTTCCAATGCCTCGACCCGTTCCTGCAGCTGGTCGCGTTCCGTGGCGATCCGACTGCATTCGTCGGCCGTGTCTTCCACGTGCTGCAGTAAACGCAAAGCAACCTCGCCCGTGGCATCGCGACCGGTTCTCATAACCTCGCAATGCGCGGCCAGCACGGCCGCCATGGCCATCCCCATGCTTGGCCAGGTCCGCGTGTCGATCGGAAGGCCTTCGTCATGGTTGGCGACCCATTCTTCGCCGTCTTTCATGCGGCGGCAGATCCGCCAACGGCATCGCTTCGAATCTATCACGATCGGCGAGAAGGCCTCGTAAACGGTTCCCGGCGCGTTGCCAAGCTTCCAATCCAAAACGTTCGGTGGTGTGGGTGGTATCGTTTCCATCAGATCGCGTTCTCCTTCTCCCATTGTTCGCCGGCCCAATTCTGCCAGCTCTTACAGTCGCGGCCGACGTGGTCCGCGGGTTGTTCTTCGTGTTGTCGGTAACGGGCCTGCAGGACGTAGCCCGATTCACTTCTTCGGCAGGCCTTGACGTGGTAACGCCGCGCCCGGCCGGCGCGTCGATAAACGTGGATCTCTTCGCCAGGCCGCGGCCGATCGTCCAGCTGATCCAACGCGTCGACCTCGCCCGTTTTCCGATCGATCACCACGCGAAGGAAAGGCGGGGCGCGTCGCAGCTCCAAAACCACGCCGGCAGCCGGCCCGTCTTCAAAGGTGATCATGGGTCGACCTCGCGCAGGACCTCGATCCAGATTTGCACGCGGCCCGCTTCCAGGCGGCCGCTACGGAAGCCGTCTTGCCAGGTCACCACCAACCGGCCTTCCGGCCAGGTACGCCGCACGTGTGGCGGCGTGTTCAATGTCGTTCGACCTAGCCGGAATTGGTTGCCATCCCAAACCCAGCACCGCAGTTGCCAATCGATCACGCGGCCGGTGTCGGTGACACGCTGCACGACCTGCAGTTGGTGGACATAATGCCGCGGCACTTCCCCAACTCCGGAAGCGCCCAAGGCCGCGGCGATTACCAGGCCGATCATCGGCCGACCAGCTGGCGCATCACGCTGCGTTCCAGCTCGGTTAGGTCCCATTCGGCAAGAACCGCGTACAGGCTGCCGCCGCAGTGTTTCAAGAGGTACGGGTCGACCGGCGGTTCAATCGGGTCGCGATCATACCAGCGTTCGACCTCCCACAGGATATGGTACTTCGACCACCGCAGGCTTCGGCGTTCGCGGCGTAGCTGGCTTTTCACTTCCGGCGGTACCATGGGAACGCGCGTCCACTTACTGCCTGCTTGTCTTTTGGCGTATTCGTCGTTCGCGAAGACGCGAAGACCGGCCGCCCAATAGGTGCCGTAGCGTGTGCAATCGAATTCGATCTGGCCCCGATCTACGTGGCAGCGAACCGACTTCTGATCGGCCCGCGCGATCGCCAACTGAGGGTAGCCATTCGGGAAATAACCGCCGGCGGCGATCGCCTGGTTGATGTCGATCAGCGGCAGGCCAGCCGCCAAGGCCTTGTAGCCGTCGGCCGCGGCCTGGTAGGTCGCGTCGGCTTCGTGGTGCAGCTCGGCGCGGTAGGCCTTGAGCCTGGCCTTCGCTTTGGCCGGGTCCATCGTCATCGTAGGGACATTCATGGTCAGCTCCTTTACAGGGGAAAAACAGAAAAGGCCGCGGCCGATCAGACGGCCAGCGGTTGAACCTCGGGAAACTGCAGCACGCCGCGAAGATCTTCCGGCCATTCGCTGGAATCGCCGCCATGGGAATCGCGAAGAAGAACGCGATAGCCCAGGCCTGGCCCTAGTTGCTTCCGATCCATCGATAAAGCCCATTGATCTAGTTGGAAGCTTTCGACATACGGCACGGCCCCCAGCTGCTTGACGAAACAAGGCACGCCGGCCGCTTGGCATTGGCGAACGATGTGGCGGATCCATTCGACGCGGCACGGCCGCGCGTGCGGTCCACTTTCGCCGCCCACAATCACCCAATCGATTTGGTTAAGGTATCCGCCGATATCGACCGGACCGATCAGCGGCTCGATCGATAGCCCCAGGACCGGCACCAGGTTGCGGCATCGCACCAGGTGCGAAAGGTTGCGTTTGATGTCGGCCTGGCAGGCAATCGACGTTAGAAGCCATACGTTGGGCCGATAATTCGGGCGAAATCCGGTAACGAAATCACCCCACCACATTTGGGGAATATTCTCCGGCCGTTTCGTCACGAATAGCCAGTCAAGGTTGAGCGTCTGGTCGACCGTTTCGAACAGATGGCCGCGGACGTCGTCCATGGTGATCCGTTGCCAGGGGCCTAGGTTTGAAGGGTCGACGCTAACCGGATTGGGTTCCCAATCGGCCGGATTTGTTTCGCTGCCTTCGATGGCCCACAACGCGTGGCCGTAGTTGTCGACCATGGGGCCGCGCCAATCCTCGAACACGTCCGCCATGCTCGCACAGAACACACGAGGCCGTTCGGGTGGCTTCCTGGAACAGCCGGACACGGCAGCCGACATATAGGCGTCATGAATTTCGCGGGCCTCTTGCGCCTTCCGATCCCAGCGAAGGGGCTGCCGCAAGTAACTTTCGGTACCGACGACGCGGGTACCATTGGCTCCCCAGACGCCCAGCGTCGCAGGGTTGCGTTTGCTGAAGGCCTCCGCGTAGCAGTTGAGACAACCAGGCCCCTTTCTTTTGCAGCCGCGCCAGATGTTGTGGGTGTGGTGGCACCATTGAATTTTCGAGTTTTCAGCCATCGTTAACGGCTCCTATAGGGTTGGTGGTTTTCATCGACTGCCCAAAACCAGCGGATGCCGACTTCGACCGGGTTGCCGATGTCGACGTACTGGCCGACGATCCAATCGCTGCCGCTTTTTCGCTTCCAGCGTTTGCCGATCGCGGTACCGGTGGGGAAGGAATCCGAGTACTCGAGCAGCTCATCCAGTTCTTTCATCGTTAGAACTTGCAAGTACTTGAATTCAATCCGCGATACCTTCCCGTCGTCCGCCTTGTCGCCATGCTTGCGATACATGGCCACGAATTCGGCCGGCGTCATTTCGGGGAAACCTTCGGCGATCACGTCCTCTGGCGTGATCACTTCCAGCGGTTCGCGGCGGACCGATACCACGCGCAAACATTGGCGATCGGGCAGAAGGGGTCGCGGCCGCTCCCCCTTCTTGAAGCCCATCGTTTTATCGACCGGCCGTAGCAGATCGCCGGCCTTAGCTTTGAGCCATCCATCGCGACGCGTTACCCATTTGGACCCGTCGCGAATCTGGCGTTTCGTTAGTGCGAAGCTCATGTTTCGCATCGTGTGCCGTGCTCCTATCGCAACTTTTGCAGGATCTCGATCGCTTCGCGGGCGCGGCCGATGCCGCCCAGCTGACCGATATACTCCTTCGCGGCGACCAGTTCGTCGCCGGTCAGCTTGCCGCGCCGCGTGGGGCCGTCGCCCTTTCGCTTGTCCATGCTTTTGATCGTGCTGACGTATTGCGGCGTGACGTCCTTATAGCCGGCTTTCTTCAGCGCTTCGGCGATCGTGGTTGGCGACGCGGCGGGATCGTCGGATAGGTGTGATCGGATCGCGTCGGCTTTCGATTTGGGGGCAGCTTTAACCATCTAAGGGGACCTTTCGTCAGGAACTAAAACAGAGAGAGTTGGCCGGCTTCGGCCGGCCTATCTTGGTGCTTCGTGGGGGCAATCGCGGGCGGCTGCGGGGGCGTTGCCACCTGGTCGATCGGTTGGGAGTACTCGGGAAGCGGATCCGCGTCGACGCGGCCAGCTCGCACGCAGGGAACGCACTGCCCGCCCTTGCTATTGCGGCCGGTATCGCCGCACGCAATGCACGTCGGCCGCTTCTCTTCCACCTGGTGGGCCGTGTCGGCCTGGTCGACCACTTCGGCCGGATCTGCAGCTCGATCGACCTGGCATCCCTCCGCGGCCGTAGGCACCGCGACCAGCACCTTCGGCGTGGTTCGATTCGCGTAGATCTTTGGCGCGGCGGCGTGGGCTTCGATCATCCGAGTAGGCCAGGCCGTCGGCTTTTCGTCGGTCGGCAAGCCGTGGGAGATCCGCCAACAGCGATAACTGCAGAACGCACCGAAGGCCGGACCGCTGCAGCCGCGGCACGTGTAAAGGGTGGAAGTGATCACGGCCGGCCTCCTTCCGCGATCGCCGGCCGATCGCCGGCCTGGCTGGTGATCCCTTCGCGGATCTCGATCCGACGGCCACGTTCGACGCCGCGGCGATACTTCGGATCACGCGGATCGATTTGGTCGAACTCTTCGCCAGGCTTGAAATTTGGAAAGCGTTCCCGCATCGCTTGCTCGATATCGTCGTCGATCACTACCAACGCGTTCCGCTCGCCTAGCGTGAATCGATCGCGTTCCCCATGCAGGCGATAGGAAAGGCCCCATGCCAGGCCATGGCAGAACGGCTCAACATGCTTTTCGACATCTTGCATCAGACGAACCGAACCGTTGGAAATCAGGCGGCCGACTTCATCGGCGCACAGCTGCGAAAATTCGCGATGTAAGAACTGGAAGACATACCGCGCCACTTCCACGTTGTAGGCTTCGCCGAATAGAACGATCAGCGGGCCGCGGACGATCGCCCGCACAAAATAGAATTCTTGAACGACGGCCGAAACGTGGACCGCGACGCGGTCGCGGCTATTGATATCAAGCACGCTTTCGACCATATCGCAGGCGGCCCGCTCGACTTCGGCCGCTTCTAGATTGAACTTCGCCAACAGCCGCGCGGCTTCCGCGGCAGCTGCTTCCGCTTCGCTCTTGGTCGCGCCGTTTTCTTCGGTCCGTTTGAGTAGCTTCCGGATCCGCTCGATCGCTTTGCTTTTGTCCATCGCTTCCGCGTTTCCTTCCTTAGAAAAGATTCAATTGCTTACCGACCATTACGGCACGTTCCAGCAAAGTAAATTCAGGCGACGCGCACCGCGGGCAGTAGCCAACCAGCGGCGTCCGGATCACGTAACAGCGGTTACACTGCCAGAAGTAGTTTCGCCATTCGTCGGGATCGCGTTTCTTTTCGGCCATCAGGCAGCCCCCTTCGCGTTGGCGCGTCGGTCGTATTCTTCGCGATCGATCGGCCGGACCTCTTCGCCGGTTGGCGTGTCGACCACTTCAAAGTAGCGCGGTCCGTTGATCCATCCGCGCGACAGCTCGAAAACTTCGCCGGGATCGAATAACCCGTCGGCCGCGTAGGTATGCGGATCCGCTACCGGTTCGCCGTTGTCTTCCCAGAAGATCGGGTCGCCGCTAAGCAGCTCGACCAGGTCGCCGGCGACTTGGGCGGCCTTACGGAAGATCAGGCGGCAGTCATAGCCGAAGCCTGGCCGGTTAAAAACGTGCGCGTCGGCTTTCACCAGGTGAAGGCCTGGCATCTTGGGCACGTCGGCCGGCATCATGTACGCGGCCAGGTTCGCCCGCAGCGTAATGTCGCCGCCTGGCGTTTCGATCTTGGTATGCTGCAGGACCGGCGAACGATCGCGGCCGGGGCCAATCCAGACAACCAGGTTGATCGGTTGGGGGTTGCTCATTTCGTGCTTCGCTCCTTCGCTTGTTGGTTGGCCAGGCGGATCGCTTCGAGCACCGCGGCGCGGTGTTCCTTGCTGCCTGGTTGGTTTCGGAATAGTCGCCAGATCCGGCCGCGTAGTTCGGCCGGTAAGGCGTACCAATGCGGCCGGCAAAACAGCTGGCCATCTGCGCGGTTTTGGTCGCACGATCGCACGAGACAACGGTACCGGGGCATGGGGCGTTCCTTCGTTTCAGTTAAGGCTTGGGCGTACTTGGCGGACATTTAACGCGACCTGGCGAAGATCACCGCACCCACAGCCGCAAACGATCCACGTCGTGATCACTGGCCGCAAGTTGGGCCGTTTCTCCTTCAGGTCGTAGATCGTTACGCGGACCGCGTCGCCCGGCGTGATCGGCCTGCCTAGATTCCTGGCCCTCGCATAAAGTTGCTGCATGGCCAACATTTTCAACGCCGGATTGACGACCGGCCGTTGGTCGTCGTGCGTGTATTGGGTGAACTCGACCGCCAGCGGATCCGCTTCCGAGGCCGTGTCCCATTCAGGCACTTCGACCAGCTGGAAGACAACTTGCAAGGTTTTCATGTGCTGCTTTCCTTGTTGCGTGGTTGCGTGTGATCGCGTCGGCTACGTGCCGACTTCTGCCAGTTGTGCCAGGACCTCGTCGCGCCGTTGTTCCGGATCGTGGCCGGACGTGGATCCCTTCGGCACGCCGCGCAGCTGCAGCGTGTCGCGGCTAACCCGCTGCATCTGGTTAGGTGGTTGCGTGGGGTATCGCGGCTCAATCCAGACGCCTAGCGCTCGATCATCGAAATCGGGGCATAGGTTCCGCAGCGATTGGCGGAAATAGCCGGGGGCGTTCCCCTTGCCGCGGCAGCCGCGGGCCGCGTCGACCAGGTTGTGACGCGTTAGCGGTCCGGCGTTCACGTGAAGAACCGCGGCCGCCTTGTAGAAGATCCCGCCATCGTTGCCGGTATATCGGGCCTGCCGAAATAGTTCTTCGGCCACTTCCATCACGCGGGACAGATCGACTTCCGTGAAGAGCTGGCCTTGGGCCGTCTTCCCCTCCTTTGCCTTTATTTGGTCAGGGTCGCCAGGGTCATCAGGGGGAACAGCTTCCGCGGGGCGCTTGGCCTTGGTAGGTTTGCGCTTCGATTCGCTGGTACTCTGACCAGGTAGTTTCTTATTCTTGTTCTCACTGTTTTCTAGGTCGGCAATTTGTCGGCCGCCTGCCGACGCGATCCGACGCTTGGCCGCGGCGGCTTTGTCCGCGGTCGTCTTCCGCTTCTGCGCCTTCGCTTTCGCGTCTTGGGCGCGGCGTTTGGCCGACTTGTCGAACCGCTTCTCATAGCGTGGAATCTGCAGGCCTTCGCCGTGGATCCACAGCCAATCAACGGCCGGATCCGTTAAGGCCTGCCAGAATTCCGAGTCGCCGCCGAACTTCCTGGCCAGGGTTTCGATCGTCAGGCCGGGGAAGATCCCGTCCGTCGTTGCCCGCTCGACCCACGCCCACAGCCGAAACAGCCGGCCCAATACCACGAATTCATCCTCTCCGGTGATCTCGACAATCCGCAGGAATTCGGGCTTTTCCATGATGTCGATATCGACTTGCATCCATTCGCCGGCCATGGCTATCGCCCTCCCTTCTGCGATTGTGTCGCGATCGCGTCGCCAGTTTGTCGGCAGCTTGCCGACGCGTTGACTTCCGTTATTGGTCGCATGGTTTGAAACTCCTTCTAAGAAAAGCGGGCCGACCGATCGCCGGCCCGCGGTTTAATCCGTTAGGCTGCCGGCTTCGTTTCCAGCTGGCCGGGTTCGTCGTCGCCTTCTCCCTTGATCGCGAGCCATATTTCGCGGCGGTGGATCGTCACGTTTTGCGGGGCTTCGATCCCGATCCGGACGCGGTCGCCTTTCACCCTTAGAACGGTGATGGCCACGTCGTCGTTAATTTGGATCTGTTCACCCACGCGACGGCTTAGAACTAGCATCTTGGAATCCTTTCACTAGCGGCCGCGTTGGCGGCCAGGGGGCAAATAAAAACGCCCGCGCAAACCTCGCGCGGGCGTGTCGTGTCTTGGAAAGGGGTTGCCGGCCGCCGGCCGATTGCCTTGGGGTGAGGCAAGACGGGCAGCGAACCGAACCGACGGCCGGCAACCGGGGGGCAGAAAAACACACGCGGGAACGTCCCGCGCGTGTACGGGTGGAGGGCAGGGCAGGGGAGCCCAACGAAACGGACGATCTAGCCGATATCCGCTTCCCTCTGCCCATTTTCCAAAGCGTCGAAGATGGTCAGCTTCTCTTGAGCTGATTCCAGCAATCGAACCTTCTGATAAATTCGCGTGGTGCGCATGCTGGAATGGCCTGCCGCAAACTGCGCGGCTTCGGCGCTGATCTCGGACAGGCTGGTCAGTGTCGTGGCGCGGATCGCGTGGAAGCCGAACTGCGACACGCCGGCGATCTCCTGCAGGCGGTGTAGTTCGTCGTAAAAAGTCTTCTTCGATCGCTCGACAAACAGCGGGAAGAGCAGTTCCCGCTGTCCGCGGATCCGCATCAGCAGCTGCATCGCGAAGGGGTGAATCGGCTTCGGTTCGTCCTTCTTCGACTTGCGGCAAATCTCGTGTGGCAAAAGGATCTGCATCCGATTCCAGCGGACCGCATTCATGGGAATCGACGCACATTGGCCGATCCGCAGCGACGTGCAAAGCATCACGCCAAACAGAGCTTGCCAAACATGACCAGGCAAAACGCCGTCGAGCTTGGGATAGGTCGCTTCCAGGCCGGCCGTATGAAACAGCTTCACGATCTCTTCGGCCGGGACTTCGTCTTGGTACGTTTCCCGACGCTTGGGCAGCTTCGTGTAGGGAACTCGATCGAGAAAACCGAGCGCCGACTTTTCCTTGCCGCGCCGGCCAGGCGGTCCGGCCTGGTCGAGAATCCATTGAACGTGCGAAAGGTGCTTGTGGACCGTGTTGGCCGATAGCGGTCGACTGCGAAAGCGATAGGCCATCAGTTCGCCCTTGAACTCGGAGAGTGTTTCGCAGGTGATCTCGCCGATCGATGGGTTCTCGGTCAACTCTTCCCACAGATCCAGAGCACGTTCGTAACCTTCCAGGTTTCGGCTGGTCGGATCTTCGATGCAGTGCGGCAGGTAGTGTCGCTGGAACAATAGACGCAGCGTTGCCGCTGGCGTTAAGAGTGGTTGTGAAATCATGGTGCAGCCTCATGCAAGAATCCAGTAGCTGCTCGCTCCTCGCGTCCGTCGCTGCAGCTACCGGCAAAAAGGCCTCCCTGAAAACCGCGCCATCCCGCGCGTTTTGGTGCGACGCTTCCGCGCCGGTTATTCGGTGTATGCGCATGCAAAAGTCACGCATGGATGCGGTCCGTTTCAATGCGCCAAGCAGCGGCAGACGAACCCGGCCGGCCATATCAACCGACGCGGAAGCGCCCGCCCCAAAAGGCGGTCAGCAGCGGCGCGGGGACTCGAAGCGTTCCGCGCCGCTACTGAACCATCCAAGGCTCGGCGTCGCAGCCAATGCCGGAAACTTCCCGCGTAACGGCTGCGATCAAATTTCGGAGTGTGTGCAAGATACTCCGACCAATCGTGGCCACGCCGCCGAGTGAGCACAGGTGTACGGGTAAGTGGCGCGGGCGATGGATCAGGACCGAATAGGTCCAGTGAATCGAAGAACTTGCGGGAAATTTTCAGAGGGATCGCCAGCAAAAGCTTGGAGGCAATCGGCCGCGTGATTGCGGCACTGGTTCGTTAGCTGAAGGACCAAGATAGCCAGAAACGCAAAGGCGTCAAGCTTAGTGTGGGAAGAATTTTGCGGACGCGCAGCAAAAAGCCGCGACCGATCGGTCGCGGCTCGCAGTTTCAGAATCACGAATTATGGCGGCTTATTCTGCTTCGCGTGCCTGACCGCGAATGTAGTTTCGGTCGTCAAACGAGAGGGTTTTGATCGGCACGGTGATCTCGCTTCCGTCCGTCTTTTTCAGCTGAACTTCATCCTTATCGCGATCGAATTTCAAGAGGATAGCCGTCGTCGAAAAGTTCCCATCGAGGGATTGCCAGGTGCGTTCGTTTTCGTTTTCAAATTCGACGATGCCCGTCAAGGGTTTAGGCTTGCGGTTTTCCATGTCGTCCAAATTAAAGACACCGTTCCGCGTAGCTTCTTCTATGGTAGATGCGTCCGAAAGATCGGTTTCGATCGGCTGACTGGAAGTGCGGTGCGGCATCGTGGCCGGAGAGGGCGAAGGGCTCCGCATTGGGGTGGCAGTCACGGCCGGCGGATCAGCGTGTGAGGTATCGGGCTCATTCATTGGCTTCGATGTTGTGGGTGGCGTGTTGTTTTCCTGTTCCTTCTCCCAGGCTAATAGCTCCATGATCTCCTGATAGTCAGGCACTTCCTTGCGAATATCGAACGATTCCGTTCGATCGTCCTCGGTACCAAGTTCACCATCAGGGCCGGCGACGGTCAGCTTATACCGAAATTCGTCGACTCGCTGATAGCCAGTGAACGGTTGAGAGCCTTCTCGATCCGCGTTAACCAGGTCTTTGCCTTTCGTGGTCGATGGGATTGCTCCAAACTCTTTGAATTCATTGATGACCCGCATATTGCTGGCAGTCATGCGTAACGAATTCGAGGCCTCGTTGGCGGCAATCTGAATTCCGGTGATCGCCGCGAACATCGTCGACAAAAGCGCGAAGCCAAAGAAGGCGAAGATTCCGGTAGTCAGCCCACCCAGCACCAGGCCGGCAACCGCCAAGCCACGCGGACGATAGGCCAAACCGAAAAGCGAAACTAGAAACCCCAACGGGCCAAACAGGCCACAACTGACCAGGCCCAATAGAGAGAGAACGAATCCGGCGATCCCTAAACCGTTACTTTCTGCACCTTGCACAAAAACGACATTCCGACGGCCTTCATTCATGTACTGCACCTCAAGAAATTTTCGCGGGAACGGAAGGTCGCTATTGTAATTTCTGGGAGGGTACGCATCCACCAAAAGTGAGGCCCCCGATTTGGCGAAAATCAAGCCGCAACATGGTTAATTTGGTGCTAAGGTTTGGCGTCGCGAAATTGAGAATCCACCGGAGCGGCACTCCGGTGGGCACCTTAAGACGTGAATATAGGAAGACTTGGGAAGGGCACTACACCGGATAAGAATGCGGTGGGGCGAAGAGAAAAAGGCGTCTTGCCCGGCGTCGCAATGTAGCTAACGAAACCAGTGGTTGGCAGCATGTGCCATAGAGTTTCCATTGCGACCCCGGGCAAGCTGCCTTCTCTAGGGCGTGCCTTTTGTGGGGCGAATCAAGATCGACGCAAACGGCATAACCTGAACCCAGCGACCGCGCGTAAAACATGGCAGCCGCTAGTTACTAGGGCTGCCATAAATCTCACTTTTCGCTGCATTACTGGCGAAAAAAGCGAGGCCGACGGGAATCGAACCCGCAACCACCGGATCGACAGTCCGGTACTCTAACCAATTGAGCTACGGCCCCAAAAGCGTGTTGAGATACGTTAATATAGGCCCCTCGCTCTGAAACTCAAGGCCCCCCTGGTGATAATTTGATCGCAATTTCTCTTTCGCCGGCGATTTCGCGCTAATTGCCAGCGCTTTCGTTTCTATTAGACCCACCCGTCTCTTTTCCGTTCGCGCGAACTGGGCATTTCCGGGCGAAATCCCCCCAAATCGTGGTTTTGTGACCTAGCGTTAGGAAGTGGAACCTTGTTTGTCTTGTTTCTCATGTTCGGAAAACGGCAATGCGCGAATTGGTATTTCATGTGATCCGTGAGACGGAAAGCTTCGTCGTCAGCATGGGAACCATGGAGTGGACGATTGCCTTCGGGGTGGTCGTGGGATTCGGCATCTTGTGCATGCAAGGCGTCGGCAGCAAAACCCGCAGTTGA